GCCCGCACGCCGCGCGGCTGCGGAGGCTGAGGCTGAGAGTCAGGCAGAGCAGCAGACCGCAGAGCAGACCGCAGAGCAGACCGCAGAGCAGACCGCAGAGCAGACCGCAGAGCAGACCGCAGAGCAGACCGAGGCACCGGCAGGCAAGAAGAGGGGTAAGGCAAAGGGATGATCCAGCTCACAGCGGCAAATATCGAGGCGATGGGATACCAAACGGGCGACCTCGCAGAGGGCAGAGAGCTGGATTTTGCCGCTGCGCTTGACTGGCTCAGCGACAACACGGATTTCCGGATAGCCGATGGCAGCATTACAGAGGTGGCGGCGCTGCCGCCCTCTGCGCGGCTTTTTATCCTGAAATTCATGGAAATCATGAGTTCCGGCGGCACTCTGGCCGGTGTCAGCTCCGAGTCAATCGGCGGAATGTCCAAAAGCTACGCGGTCGCAAGCGACATGAGTGGGGCGCTTATGCTCCTCATCCGGCAGCTGCTGCGCGGGCACTACACCGGCGGCGTAAAGATTTCCATGCCGCGGTCAAGGTGGGTGTGATGGCGGTAACCTATGAAACTAAATTCAATCTTTTGCCCGACATTATCGAGAATGTGAATGCGCTCTCCGGCCGGTCGGTGTCAATCGGCGTTTTTGACGGTGAGCAGGCGTATATTGCGGGCATTCATGAGTACGGCTGCCGGATACCGGTAACCGAAAAAATGCGAAAATTCCTTGCACGAAAAGGACTGCACCTGAAAGCGACTACGACAGTAATCGTGATTCCGGAGCGGTCCTTTTTGCGTGCGGGATTTGACGCTAAGAGCGCAGAAATCAAAGCGATCGTAGACAGAGACATAGGCGAGCTTGCCGCGGGGCGTTTCACCGCAGAAGTGCTCCTTGACGATGTCGGAATGACAGCCCGCGGACTGATACAGCAGTATGCCCGCGACCTGTCGGCGCCGCCGAATCATCCCTTTACGGTCGAGCAGAAAGGCAGCTCGAACCCGCTGGTGGACACAGGCGGCATGATCGCTGCGATTGAGTACAGAAAGGAGTAGGCGTGTTTCACTTTGCAGACCTTGTGAAAAAGTACGCCGTCGCCTGTGAAATCGTAGCCCTGCGCGGCGGGGGCTATGAGGGCGGCGAGTATGTGCGCGGAGAGCCGGAAAGAAAAGCGGTGAATGCTGCAATCGTCCCGCTCTCTCAGGGGAAGATTTACCAGTCCGGGGGTGCGCTTACGACAAGCGATCGCGATTTTTATATCCGGAAGGCCGATGACAGCATTGATCTCGACGACAAGGCTTGCACCTACTATGTGGCGCATAAGGGCAAGACCTACAAGGTCGAGGGCGCAGAGCTGCTCGCCGAGGACTACGCGGATGTGAATCGCTACACGCTGAAAAGGGTGGACAGTTTCGATGCTTAAAAAAGGGATTCAGGAATTCAACAAAGCAATCTGCGACGGCATCAAAAAGGACCTTGGCCTGATTGCTGTAAAGGCGAATCAGACAGGGCATGTTCCGCCGTATCCGTACGCAAGCTTTTCGATTACGTCAATCGCTGAAAGCGGCGGAAGCTACGGACGGACAGAGACGGAGGAATTTAAGCCGGCCGTCGTCACAGTGTCTTGGACAGTGCAGGCCGACAATGACGCGCTCTGCTGGGAGAAAGCGCAGGCGCTCTCAGACTGGTTCCGCGTTTCCGGAAGAGCCTACCTCAAAGAGCAGGGCATTGCGCCGCTTGAGGTGATGGATATCAATCAGCGGGACAGCCTGATCACGATTGAGTATGAATTCCGGAAAGGCTTTGACGTGCGATTTTCCGCAATGAATGTGCTGCCGAGTACCGGTGCGAGCATTCAGACCGCGGAGATTCAGAGAAAGGAGAATTAAATGGCACTTGATGTCAATGTAAAGATTAAGCTCACGAGCGGCGCGGGCACCGATGGATTCGGCATCCCGCTGATTCTTGTGAGCCACGCTGACAGCGCAGTCGCGTATCACGAGTGCGCGACTGCAAGCGAGGTAAAGCTCGCGGGCTTTGCCGAGGGCAGCGAGGCGTACAAGCTCTTCGTGCTCATGAAGGCACAGGACAACGCGCCGCGCCGTGTCGCGCTCATCCAGACCACGGAAGGCGCGGTGGATGCGCTGAAGAAGCTGACCGGTGTGCGACAGGTGGTCGCAGTGCTCGGCGGCGAGGATAAGGCCGTCGATGTGTCCGCATATGTGGAGGGCAGAAGAGACCTCATCTATTTCCCCGTCCTCAACGCGACGGACGGCCTCGCAGCATATGCAAAGCGCGAGCGCACGATGATTGGCGTGCACTCCGACGGGCAGAAGCTTGCAGCGGCGCTTGTCGGCGCAACTGCAGGCATGGGCGCGGGCAGTTTCACCTACAAGAACATTATCTTGCAGGGCATTGAGCCGGATGCAGAGCGCACCGAGGAAGAGATCCTCTCGCTCTCGACCGGCAACGGAAGCGGCGGCACTTGCGCATATACCATCGCGCGAAAGGCCGGTGACCTTGTGACCACGGAGGGCAAGGCCGCATCCGGTGAGTACCTGGACATCGTCGATTCCTTCGACTGGATTATCCAGGGGATTGAGACCGGCGCGCAGAAGCTCCTGAACGGCTCGCCGAAGCTGCCGTACGACAACCGCGGCATCGGCATGCTGGAAGGCGTGACCGCAAATGTGCTTAAACAGGCGGACAACATGGGTATGATCGCGCATAACGCTGCGGGAGAGGCGCTCTATGCGACCGAATTCGGCGGTGTAGACGCTACGAAGGAAGCAGACCGCAAAGAGCGTAGCTACGCGCTCGGACGCTTCATGTTCACGCTTGCAGGCGCGATTCACACTGCCGAGATTAACGGCACGGTGACTATCTAACGAAAGGAGACTACGAGAATGCATGCATACGAGTTTGACCCGAATGACGTATCTATCACCCTCAGCACGAAGAGCTACGGTACTTTTGCCATCACCTGCACCGGTGAGGACGATGTGGAGTGCTCGAAGGATGAGGACGGCGCGGAGGCCGTAGTGGGCGCACAGGGCGATGTGGTCGTAAACCGCTCCCGCAATCAGCTTGGCACCATTAAATTCTCCGTACAGGCGCAGAGCCCGCAGCTTCCCCCGCTTAAGCGGCTCGCTGACTCTACGGAGCTTTTCGGCATCTGGGTGGTCAATAAGTCCACCAATGAAAAGGTCGGCGGCACGAAGGCTTTTCTCAAGAAGAGCGCGGACAATAAGGTCGGCAAGAAACTCGGCGACCGAAGCTTTGAGGTGCAGGTCCTCGATTACACGGACCGATAAGGAGGCGTAAATGGCTAAATTTTATCAGAGAACTCAGGAAATCAACGGCGTGACGTACACCGCGCAGTTTAACGGTTTAAGCGCTTGGCAGGAGTGCATCGACGACTCCTACATTCCGGGCACGGACACTACTTCCACTGCCCGGTACTCGAAGAATGTCTTGAAGCGCGGTCTCTTGGAGCCGTCGGGGCTCACTCCGGACGATTTCGACACCGAAGAGGAACTCACCGAGGTCGTGAGATTCGTCGCAGATGTCATGCGCGGGCGATTTCGAAACACCGAAGACCCGCAGGCAGCTCCGGCAAAGAGCAAGAGATAACTGGGCATACTGGCGGCTCATTTTTGACGGACACATGGACTATGAGACGGTCTTCTGCCGCCTCACACCGAATGAAATCACTGAGGCGAATGCAGCGCTGGACCATTACATCGACCTCATGAACAAAACGCAGGAAGGAGAGTAAATGTCAGTAGTACGCGAGGACGTAATCAAAATTACCTTTGACGTCCCGAAAAATCCGCTTGGCGATGTCGACAAGAGCATGCGCGATTTGCTCTCCTCCGCGAAAGCGGCGACAAGGGCGACAAATGACGCTGTGCGGAGCTCTACCGGCGAGACAAAAAAGCTCGGCGCGTCGCTCAAGGCAGCTGCGCAGTCCGCAAAGAATTTCGTCACGAGCCTGCCGCGAAATGCGATTGCAGCAGCGGCGAATAAAATGCGGAGCCTTGCCTCCGGCGCAAAGAATTTTGTCGTAAATCTGCCGAGAAATATCCTTCACGGCATCGTGTCCGGAATTAAGGGCATCGCAAAGGCGGCCGTAAGCGCCACGAAGAAACTCGGACTGCTTGCGGCAAACGGCCTTAAAAAGCTCGCCGGAATCAGCTTTAAGGCCGCTATCGCCGGTGTGGCCGCTGTCGGCGCGGGCATCGCTTTTATCGGGAAGCAGGCGCTTTCCGCCTATGCGGACGCTGAGCAGCTTAAGGGTGGCGTAGAGACGCTCTACGGCGGCGCAGAGTCCGCCGGTGCAAATCAGGTCTTGCAGGACGCAAAGACCGCGTATCGAGAGGCAGGGCTCTCCGCGAATGAGTATATGGAGACGGCGACAAGCTTTGCAGCGTCTCTCACAAATTCGCTCGGCGGTGACACGGTAAAGGCCGCTCAGATGGCAAAAACTGCGATCGTCGATATGTCGGATAACGCCAACAAGATGGGTTCTGACATCGAGAGCATTCAGAACGCCTACAACGGCTTCGCTAAGCAGAATTTCACGATGCTCGACAACCTGAAGCTCGGCTATGGCGGTACGCAGTCCGAGATGCAGCGCTTGCTCGACGATGCAAACCGGCTGAATAAGGCGCAGGGCAGAAACACCAACTATCAGATTAAAAATTACGCTGATATCGTCTCCGCAATCCATGATGTGCAAACACAAATGGGCATCGCGGGCACGACGCAGGCCGAGGCAGCAAGCACGATTTCCGGCTCGATTGGGATGATGAAGGGCGCGTACTCGAATCTGATTGCAGGGCTTGCCGACGAAAACGCGGATTTAGGGCAGCTCTTTACGGATGTCGCAGACTCGGCGGGAACGGTCTTTAAGAATATCTTACCGCGAGTCGAGCAGATTGCGGCGGCGCTTCCGAAGGTTCTCGGAAAGGCAGCGAAGATGCTGCAGACTGAGGTGCTGCCGAAGCTCACCGCAGCTATGCAGCGCATGCTGAATGAGCTTCCGACCAGAGCTGCCGCTGCCGCGCGGAATCGATACGAACGCCGTTTTGGAGCGCATCGACCCCGCGAAGGACGCGGACGGCCTGCATCCGATGAACCTCGGGCGTCTCGTGCTGCGAGGCTCCGGGCCCATCGATTCGCCTCTGCCGTGCACGCCGCGCGCGGTCATCGAGCTCATGGAACGCCATGGGATTGACCTGGCCGGCAAGAACGTGTGCGTCATCGGTCGAGGCGTGACCGTGGGTCGTTCGATTGGCCTGCTGCTCATGCGC